TAAAAAAGATTATTAAAATAAAATGCCAAAAAAGAAGTTTTCCGAAACAAAAGTAGGTAAGTTTTTAGGTAGTGTTGCACCAGGAATATTAGGTGTAGCAAGTGACTTATTGCCAGACGCTGGCTTATTAAACGTTGTTAAAGGTTTAATAATAAAAGACGAAACTATCAAACCTGAAGACAAAGAAACTGCTTTAAAACTATTAGAACAAGATCAAGTAGAGATGCAAGAAGTGTCCAAGCGTTGGGCAAGTGACATGAAATCTGATTCATGGCTTTCTAAGAACACACGCCCAATGTCTTTGATATTTTTAACAGTATCTATGGTAATACTTATACTACTAGATAGTTTTAAAATAGAGTTTCATGTAGCTGAGGGATGGGTTTCATTATTGCAAACTCTTTTAGTTACAGTGTACGTTGCGTACTTTGGTTCACGGGGAGCGGAAAAATTCAAAAGTATAGGTAATAATAATAATAAGTAAAATTAATAACAATTAAATTAAATCAAATGAGTAAAGAAGTAAAAAAGATTACAGAAGAAGAATTAAAGAACATAAAAGAAGTTAGTTCTAAATACAATGGGATTCTAACAGAGATGGGTTTTCACCAACTAAGACAGTGCAGTTTATCTAAATTAGCTGAGGAAGAAATTGAAAAGCTAGATAAAGTTAAAAAAGATTTAGAAGAGAAATACGGTCCAGTTAATATTAATTTAGAAGACGGTACTTATTCTGAAATAGAATCACAGGAAGATAAAGGTGAATAATATTATTAGAAAAATCAGTATTGGCTCTGATTATAAGAACGATGCAATGCATTATTCTTTAGGTCAGCAAGTGTATGGTGGTCACGTTATATCACATATATTAGAAGATACTGAAGATAATTCTTATAATATTCATATAAAGAAAGATGATGAAATATTGCCGTGGAAGAAGTTTAATTCTAACATGGCAATATCCATCGAGTACGACTTACAGTATTAATGAACTCATTATACGACTTTATAGTTAGACCTCTTGGAAAAGAATATTCTAACGATATAAATATAGGTGGCATAAAGTTAATTTTAAACACCAAGATAGAAAGTTTTAAGTTTGTAAATAACTTAGCTGTAGTTGTTTCAATTCCTCTAGCTTATAAAACACATATTAATGTTGGCGATATAATAGTTATACATCATAATGTGTTTAGAACTTTTTACGATATAAAAGGTAAAAAGAAAAAAAGCAGATCTTGGTTTAAAGAGGATTTGTATTTTTGTTCTTTAGATCAAGTTTATTTATATAAGGATAAAAAAGACGATGATTTTAAATCTATAAACAATAGATGCTTTATAAAACCATTAAAATCAAAACGCAAGTTTAGCGTAGATAAAGAGCAAAAGCTTATTGGTATATTAAAAATAGGTAATAGTTCGTTAGAAGCCGCCGGTGTGAGCGAGGGAGACCTTGTTGGTTACACCCCGTATGGAGAGTATGATTTTATTATTAATAATGAAAGATTGTACTGTATGAAATCAAATGATATTGTAATTAAATATGGAGATAAAGAAAACCAAACTGAATATAATCCAAGCTGGGCAAATAGCGGTTGATGAATTAATAAAGGTGGCTAAAGAACCTATTGTAGACTCTGGTGATGATATATCAGCAGATCGTTTAAAAAACGCAGCGGCAACAAAAAAACTAGCTATATTTGATGCTTTTGAAATATTAACAAGAATTCAAGAGGAGAAAGATATATTAAATGAAAAACCTAAAGAAGTGAAAGAAGAAAAAGCTTTTAAAGGTTTTGCTGAAGGAAGGTCTAAAAATGTATAAGCAAAGTTTATATAAAATATTAGATAATTATATTAACGCTAAAATTCTTAAAAGAAATAATAAGTACAAAAAGTGGGAGTATGGTTATAATGAAAAGCATGATATTGTTATAATATCCAAAGATGGTACTATAGGTGATGTATATGAAATAGATAACTTAAAAATAGCATTACCATCTACTCCAGAAAAAGTTATTAATTTAGGTAATAAAAAATGGAGCAAGGTTGATCCACCTGTAGAATTTAAGAGTATAAAAACAATATTCGACTGGGAGGATTACCCTATAGAGTTTAAAGAAAAATGGTATGATTACATCAATGATGAGTTTAATAAAAGAGAAAAAGGTTTTTGGTTCATTAATAAGGACATTCCTACTTATATTACTGGTACTCATTACATGTACTTGCAGTGGTCCAAGATTGATGTTGGGAAACCAGACTTTAGGGAATCAAACAGATTATTCTTTATATTCTGGGAAGCTTGCAAGGCCGATATTAGATCCTATGGGATGTGCTACCTTAAGAACCGTAGATCTGGATTTTCTTTCATGTCATCAGCTGAAATTGTTAATCTTGCAACAATATCCTCGGATTCACGGTTCGGTGTATTGTCCAAATCTGGACAAGATGCTAAGAAGATGTTCACTGACAAGGTGGTACCAATCTCTGTTAATTATCCGTTCTTCTTCAAACCCATCCAGGACGGAATGGACCGTCCAAAGACCGAGCTTGCCTACAGGGTCCCGGCCTCGAAATTTACCAGGAGACGACTCGATTCCAAGGATAGATCCAAGCAAGAAGCCCTTGAAGGTTTGGACACGACCATCGACTGGAAGAACACGGGTGATAACGCCTACGATGGGGAGAAACTTAAACTCCTCGTCCATGATGAATCGGGGAAGTGGGAAAGGCCGAACAACATCCTCGACAACTGGAGGGTTACAAAAACCACCCTTAGATTAGGTAGTAGAGTAATTGGTAAGTGTATGATGGGATCAACATCAAACGCTTTAGATAAAGGAGGAGATAATTTTAAAAAATTATACTACGATTCAGATGTTACAAAAAGAAACGCCAATGGACAGACTCGCTCAGGACTATATTCTTTGTTCATTCCTATGGAATGGAACTACGAAGGATACATTGATTCTTATGGAATACCTGTCTTCGACACACCACAGAAAGCAGTTACAGATCCGCATGGCACGAAGATAAAGCAAGGTGTAATAGAGTATTGGCAGAATGAAGTTGAAGGATTAAAAGGTGATCAAGACGGTTTAAATGAATTTTATCGCCAGTTTCCAAGAACAGAGGAACACGCTTTTAGAGATGAAGCAAAACAATCTTTATTTAATCTAACTAAAATATATGAGCAAATAGATTGGAACGGAGACTTGAGACATAGTAATTTAATAACTCAAGGTAATTTTCAATGGGAAAATGGAATAAGAGATACTAAAGTTATTTTTGTCCCTCATAATAAGGGTAGATTTTATGTATCTTGGATACCATCACCACATTTGCAAAATAAAATTATAATAAAAAGAGGTTTAAAATACCCAGCTAATGAACATATGGGGGCTTTTGGTTGTGATAGTTATGATATATCAGGAACAGTAGACGGTAGAGGATCTAACGGAGCTTTACATGGTTTAACCAAGTTTAGTATGGAAGATGCTCCAGCTAACCACTTTTTTCTAGAATATATAGCTAGACCTCAAACTGCAGAAATATTTTTTGAAGATGTATTAATGGCTTGCATATTTTATGGTATGCCTATACTTGCAGAGAATAATAAACCTAGATTATTATATCATTTTAAGAGAAGAGGATATAGAGGTTTTGCAATGAACAGGCCAGATAAACTTAAATTATCCGTAACAGAAAGAGAGATAGGTGGAATACCAAACTCTAGTGAGGATATAAAACAAGCACACGCTGCTGCAATTGAATCATATATTGAAGATTTTATTGGCATAAAAAACAATGGTGAACACGGGGAAATGTATTTTCAAAGAACACTAGAGGATTGGGCCAAGTTTAATATTAATAATAGAACAACACATGATGCTTCTATAAGCTCTGGTTTAGCAATAATGGCTTGTAATAAAAACAAGTATAGACCTGTAGCACGTCTAGAGAAAAAAGTTTTTGATCTAGGAATAAAAAAATACAGTAATAACGGTCTTATGTCAAAAATAATTGAATAAATGAAAATATACACTAACTCAAATAGCGCATTTCCAAGTCAGGTAGTACCAGACGCAGAAAAAGCTACGTTTGAATACGGTTCGCAAGTAGCTTCTGCTATTGAGACAGAATGGTTTGGCGCGGGTAGAACTAACGGTAATAGATACTTAACTAGTTTCAATAACTTTCATCATCTTCGTTTATATGCTCGTGGAGAACAGTCCGTTCAAAAATACAAGGATGAATTATCTATTAATGGAGATTTAAGTTATTTAAATCTTGACTGGAAGCCAGTGCCAATACTTGCTAAGTTCGTAGATATAGTTGTAAACGGTATTTCTAGTAAAGAGTATGATATAAAAGCTTATTCACAAGATCCTGAGTCAGTAAAGAAAAGAACACAGTATGCAACTAATGTTGCTAAAGATATGTTTGCAGCCGAGCAAATTCAAAAAGCTCAACAAGATTTAGGTATAAACATGTCTTCATCTAATGTGCCAAAGGATCAATTACCTGAAACTAAAGAAGACTTAGAGCTACACATGCAGCTGTCATATAAACAGTCTGTAGAAATAGCAGAAGAAGAAGCTATCTCAACAACGTTAGCAAGCAATAAATGGGAGTTAACTAAAAGAAGATTAAATGAAGATTTAGTTGTATGTGGTATAGCTGCCGCTAAAACTAATTTTAATAAAGCCAACGGGATAACATTAGACTATGTAGATCCAGCTTATTTAATATACTCTTACACAGAAGATCCAAATTTTGAAGATATATATTATGTTGGTGAGGTTAAGTCTATAACAATACCTGAACTTAAAAAACAATTTCCAGATATTTCAGAAGATGAATTACAAAGAATTCAAGAAATGCCTGGTAACAAACAGTATATAACTGGGTGGGGTAATTATGATAACAACACTGTTCAAGTTTTATACTTTGAATATAAGACTTATACTAATCAAGTTTTTAAACTTAAAAGAACTGACCAAGGATTAGAAAAGATAATTCAAAAAACAGACAAGTTTAATCCACCAGAAAACGATACATTTGAAAAGGTGTCTAGGTCTATTGAGGTTCTTTATTCTGGAGCTAAAGTTTTAGGCACAAATACAATGTTAAAATGGGAGCTAGCTGAGAACATGACTAGACCATCAGCTGATACTACTAAAGTAGAAATGAACTATACTATCTGTGCGCCTAAAATGTATAAAGGTAGAATAGAATCATTAGTTGGTAGATGTACAGGTTTTGCTGACATGATACAGATTACACATTTAAAAATGCAACAAGTTTTAGCACGTATGGTGCCAGATGGTGTATTTTTAGATATGGATGGTTTAGCTGAAGTAGACTTAGGTAATGGGACAAACTATAACCCAGCTGAAGCATTAAATATGTATTTCCAAACTGGTAGTATAGTTGGTAGATCACTTACTCAAGATGGAGATCCCAACAGAGGTAAAGTACCTATACAAGAACTACAGACGTCAGCCTCTGGAGCTAAACTACAATCCCTAATACAAACGTATCAGTATTACTTACAAATGATAAGAGATGTCACGGGATTAAATGAGGCTCGTGACGGTAGTATGCCTGATAAAGACGCGTTAGTTGGTTTAGCTAAAATGGCAGCTAACCAATCTAACATAGCTACAAAACATATAAACAACGCTAGTTTATATATAGCTTTACGTATATGTGAAAACATATCACTAAAAATAACTGATGTATTAAACTTTCCTTTAACTGCTAATAGCTTAATTGAAAGTATATCTCTTTATAATGTAGAAACATTAAGAGAAGTACAGTATCTAAACTTACATGACTTTGGTATATTTTTAGAACTAGAGCCAGACACAGAAGAAAAAGCTCAATTAGAACAAAACATACAGATCGCATTACAATCTGGTGGCATTGATTTAGAAGATGCTATTGATGTTAGACAAATAAAAAATCTAAAGTTAGCTAATCAACTCTTAAAACAAAAAAGAAAAAAGAAATACAAGAGAGATCAAGCAGCGGCTCAAGCAAATATACAAATGCAGGCTCAAGCAAATGCTAAAACAAATGAGCAAGCTGCGTTAGCTGAGGTTCAAAAACAACAAGCATTGACTGAGCAACACGTTAATTTAGAAAATGCAAAATCTCAGTTTGAAATACAAAGGATGCAAGTAGAGCTAGAAGGTAAAAAGCATTTGATGGCTCAGCAATTCGAATACGATAGGCAATTAGCTGAGATTGAAGCTCAAACTAAAACTTTAAAAGAACAAGAAATAGAAGATCGTAAAGATAAAAGAATAAAGATGGAAGGTTCTCAACAAAGTCAATTAATAGATCAAAGACAAAATGATCTACTTCCTATCGACTTTCAACAATCACAAGTTGGTGAAGGATTTTAAATTTTAACAATTAATTATATTATATCATGTCAGAAACAAAAACAAATGAACCTGTTAAACAGGAAGGTGAGTTTAAATTAAAAAAGAAAACACCTAAAAAATTAGGGATTACCAATAATGATCCCGTTAAAGTAGATTTAACTAAACCAGAAGCAACAGGGGAAGTAGTTCCTGATGTTGTTAAGGTTGATATACCTAAAGACGATGCCATTCAAATCGGAGAAACAGAGAAAGTGGATGTGGGCGAACAAGCCGGAGATAGCACTAAAGTGGACAAACAAGTACAAGAGTCCACTGAAGATGCTCAAGAGTCTTCACCAATCCAAGAAATAATAGAAGAAGATAAAGATGAGGTAAAAGAGATTAAAAAAGAGATTATTGAAGCTAAACAAGAGCAGCAAATTCTTAATAAACCTTTACCTGAAAACATTGAAAAATTAATTGACTTCATGGAGTCTACTGGTGGTACAGTAGAAGATTATGTAGCATTAAATAAAGATTACTCTTCTCTTGATAGTGCACAGCTATTGAGTGAGTATTATAAAAAAACAAAACCACATTTAGATCAAGAAGAAATAAATTTTCTAATGGAAGATGCTTTTAACTTTGACGAAGATGTGGACGAAGCAAGAGAGATTCGTAAGAAAAAACTTGCATATAAAGAAGAAGTTGCAAAAGCTAAAAGCTATTTAGAAAGTTCAAAAAGTAAATATTACGAGGAAATCAAGTTGAAACCAAGTGCCACTGGAGAACAAAAAGAAGCTTTAAACTTTTACAACAACTATAAGCAACAACAAGAGCTTGCAACTAAATTACATGGTGATTTTAGAGACAATACTAAAAAATTATTTTCTTCAGACTTCAAAGGTTTTGATTTTAACGTAGGAGATAAAAAATTTAGATATGGAGTAAAAGACCCGGTTAAGGTTGGTGAAACTCAGTCTGATGTACAAAACTTTGTTAGTAGATTTTCTAATGATGAAGGTCAAATTGTAGATCAAAAAGGGTATCATAAAGCAATGTATGCTGCGATGAATGCTGATAAACTAGCTCATCATTTTTATGAACAAGGAAAAGCTGATGGCATTAAAAATGTTATTAGTAGTTCTAAGAATCCATCAAAAGACGGACCTAGGCAAGTTGCTGACGGAAATGTTTTTATAAACGGGTTAAAAGTAAAATCAATTAGTGGTTTAGATTCATCAAAATTAAAAATTAAAACAAAAAAATTTAACTAATTAAAATTACAAATTATGGCTTTAACTCCTCAATTTGGTTCGATAGTACCATCGCAAGCTCAACAAACTCTTGCGAGTAATTATCTACAATTTGACAATGGCACG